TTAATGCGCTTAAAATCGACGCAAATGCGTTAGTAGTCATTGCGTCAACTGTTTCGGTCAACTTCAATTTCGCTTTCGCTGCCTTGTAAATTTTGAACTTGGTGTAGAAGCTTCGAAACGTGCAAGACGTTGGATGCATCGCATCATGCACTCGCTTCAGTTGACTCCGATAAGATTCCGCTTTGTTCGAATTGAGAACAATCTCAAAATAAGTCCTGTATTTGCTGTTCATTTTGAGTGCTCAAATTTGGAAGTGCGGGTAATCCTTGAACTTCTTCCAGTCACCGCCCCACTCAACAGCCGGGTTGATTGATTTGACGATCGCTGCGAAACGGATGAAATGCTTCTTATCCCAAAGCAACTTCCCATCATTTTGAAAAGCAATGTCGAACGCACGTGCAGGCATCGAGTTATGCTTACCGCCTGACTTTAATTGCGTCACAATCTTACCCGGCTTCGTTCTTCCTTGAGCATATAGTTCAAGTTGTTCTTGAGGACTTCGATAAGTACACGTGATGAATGGTTGTGGTAAGTCAGGGTATGTATTTAAGTGCGCAAGTGATGCGACTTTCCATACATCTTGCAAGTCCTTTACAAGGTCCTCAACCTTGCGACTCGGCATTTTGCAAAGATTTCTTCAACCTTCTTTTTTCGATTGCACGGATAATCAATCCGACAATGATGATGATTGCTTCGCGTAGCAAATCACTTCCTTCAGGGTTTGTAAATTCTTCCATAATATTTAGATTTAATTTATTTCGTCAATATCGTTATCGTCCGTTGTAGTGCTGTCAACAAAGTGAATGAACAAAAATGCTTTCGCACTATCATACATCTTGTTGATTCTTGCCTTGCTTTCGCTAAACATCTTGCCCACAAGCTTATGGTCATAGTAAATAATTAGCACAAAAAATGCTACCAAAATAAGTGATATGATTATCACATCATTTCTCATGACTTTTCATGTGGTGTGCCGCTAAAGAAAGCTCCAAGAAACTTAAAAAAAGCTACCGATGCACCGAGATAAGCCAAAACTTTTGCCAATTCTATCACCACAGGCGGCAAGTGTGTACCCTGTAAACCTTCGAGCATCGTGCCTATCATAAGTAGTGACGTGGATTTCAGGAAAGTAAATCCCGGCTCACTGAAATCAGCGTCGAATGGATTGAGATTGAGATTCATTCTTTTGTAATTTTTTTAGCATGTCACGTTCATACGCTCGCAATGCTTCAGTTTCTTTTTTATATTCCTTTAATTTCTTTTCAGTCATTAGGGTAGCTTGTTCAATAGGTTGCTGAACACTGGTCCACGTGTATTCATTGCAGTATTTCCACTGCTGAAGAGATAATTACTGCTACTTTTCTTCACTCCTATAGGAGATCTTTGCGGCCACACGTTATTTGAGTATTCAGGAAATAGCGAACTATTCGCGCATAAGTAGTCAACCAGCAAACCAGTGTAATATTCTGCGTTGCTTTTTGCTCTCTCAATCGCATCGTTCATGACCGTGTCACTTATCGGTGACGCATCTTCCGATGTGCGTTGCACCAGTGTTCCGTTATCCAGCTTGTAAGTCAGGTTCGGAATTGCTTCAACCATAGTCCACCACAAAACAACCTTACGGCAGTAGTCATCTACCAAAGTTTGGTAATTGCCCGCAAGCGTGTTATTCGCTATTTGCGTTTTGAGTTCACTGTAAAGTGAATCTCCAAGATAAGGTGAAAGATATTTGTCTTGACTTAAATACACAGCTGGGTAAAGCAGATTAGGGTCAACCGCTCCGTTCACTTGAGTGTATTTTTTTATGTAGTTTTCTGATATAAAAAGTACTTCTGCCATAGTGTATTTTTATTTATATGCTGAACCGTTTGCGCCCCACACAGGGTTCGTTGGTAAGAATCCATGATAGTCCATATCAGTAGGAAGCTTTGCCACAAGTGATTCATTGCGTACCTTATAGCCCATGCTTTCGGCTTTCTTTACTGCAATGCTTTGAGCATCCTTACCACGTGGGTTGATGTTGCCACCTTTCGCACTCATGAACACCGCCTTCTGCCAAAAGTGATTGCAATGCCCACCACCTTTGTAAAGCCAAACATCATAAGTGCTTGCCCCATTTGGTCCCCATCCTTTGTTCACCGCTTTATTTTCCATTGCCACAATATCCTCTTTACGATATAGCTTATCTGCTGCAAGCATTTTGCGACAAAACTCACGTGTGTTATCACTCAACACACCACGATAGACGTACCTCGTCATGAATAGTTTACCCTTAATCGTTTCATCTTGCTCACTTGGAAACGCTGGATTTGCGCTGCCAGTGGATGCAAGTTCATGTACCATTATCATGTCAAGGTCGTGGTTTTCTGCATCGTCGGTATCGTAGTCAACCTGATACGTATCAATGAGAATCATGTCCTCGTTCCAATCTTGACCCAGTGCAATCAGTTCCTCCGCAACCGCACTGCCCTCCTCGTCCGTTAATTCCGGATAAGACTTTTTTTTTTCACCTTCAACCGCTAAAGTTTGCGGTGCTGGTGCTACTGGTTGCGCTTGTTGAAATGAAAGCGGTGTGTTTGGAATAACAGTCAGCTGAACATCAGGAATTTCAAAGGATAAAATCTCAGTGAAACCTTTAATGATCAATCGTTGCGCTGGCTCAATCACTTGGTTGTTGAATATCTCCAAACCGATTGCCATTTCATCCTTGTTCGAACCGAATCCTGTTTGCGTTCTTATTCCGAAAATCAAAGGTGTAGTGATCCTGTGCGCAATCATTACCTTGTTGGTTGATTCTTCGCTCAAGAATTGATACTGCTTATCAGCATCCGATAGTGGGAACGAAGTGATGTCAGGCTTCGGTGTTTCGCGCTCATTGAAAGTCATCAAGAACTTACCTGCATTACGTGCGCCTGTGAGTAACTTCTCCCAGTCGCGCTTCATATCCCATTGTTGGTCCGGTGGAATTTGACCATTGAAAAAAGAAATAATAAATGAAGGGAATAATCCGTTCAAAATATTATTCACGTGGTACATTCCTATTTGCCTTTCAAGTTCGATGTAATTCACCGCACTCCAGTAGTCAGGGTTCGGATATATTTGACCACTTGTATAAGAGAACTTCCAAAGCACTTGTGATGGTTCTTGAACCGCCATCGATGGGTTAAACTTTGGAATGAATGTAGGTCTATTTTTTTTCTTACGTGTGTTCGCCCAGTCCTCGCTGTGATAGATTCCGATGACATCTTCATCCTCACCCTCAACTGCAATACGACATTCCTCAAAAGGTAAGTGGCGCAGCTTTGCAATCGTCTTGCGGTCGTTGCTGTAAATAACCTCAACGAAATATCCACCGTACTTTTTGAAGTCGTGTGAAGCTGCATAGTATTGACCATAAACATCAAGACCGTCAACTCTATCTTGACCTACGTTCGTTGTGATTCCTTTGCCAGCAATCATGTCACCGATAGAAATACACAATGAACCATGCACAGGACTGGACTCACTTAATTCGCGCAGGTATTGCGGAAATAAATTATTGACTCCGAAAGCTACCCACCCACCGCGATCAACTTTCTCGACCGAAGAAACGGCTTGATACTCCTGAAGCTTGACGTTAACGATGTTATTATCCATTGTAAATTATATCGTCTTGTATAGTAATTGTAGGCACATCATAATAATTGCCTGAATCGTTCAAATATAAGTAACCTCGCTCACATATTCCTACAACCGACGCATCATTTGGGTCTAAATTAACCGCACTATTTTGACCATACACTTCATATCGGTAACGACCGGGCAAGGTTAGTGTAACAGTTGTTACATCGAGTTCGGTGAACCGCTGGTTTTCGTTGAGAATGGTCGGCACTTGTGCAAGCGTATTACCAACATTGCTGTTTTCTTCGTGAGAAATAATAAGCAAATAGTCAGTAAAAGCAGTTGAATAATATTGCCTTGCTTCATCGAGCGAAAGCCGTAATGTTTGGCTGCCTGTGTTTGTGTTTAAGTAAACCATTGTATATAAAAAAGGTGGGCAGTGCGCCCACCCTTTTGATGTTTTTTAAGTTCGATTAGTTAACTGTCAATCCGATGTCAGCAACACCATCGCCAGCAGGCAAGAACAAAGGCTGTTGAGTTTCATCAGCTGTGATAGTTATTTGATAGCCTTGAAGGTCACCAAATGTCGCACCTGTTTGGAAAGTTCCAGCGGTTAAGAACGCACCAGTTCCCGATCCAAGTACCATTGTTTGACCATCGTTCATCTCAACAAATACCATCACCTTCGCTTTAGCCAGTAACTCAAGTTCATTGCGCTTATCAACGTCAAGTTTTCCAAGAGTAAACTGAAGCTGGTGTGTGTAGAATACAGTTCCATTCTCAAGCGACACAGTCGGATTGAAAGTTGCAGAACCAGTATTCTTATTTGGTTGGTACTGATAAACGTCACCAGTAGCAGCTGTCATTTCACCCCCTGCAATGGTAGGAGAAACGATGTCAGCGTAGTTTGCTATGTATATATTTTTTAATCCACCAACTGCATCGTTACATGTTAGCAGAAATCCTTGGGTTAAGTCACACGACATATTGTTAAGTATTAAAGGGCGGCTATCACACCGCCCCGTTATTGTTAATTTTAGAAGTTAGTTCCCCAAGTAGCAATCTCGTTAGTGAAACCAATTTGCGCACCGGCAAAGAAATTACACTTGAAACGCACGTTGTCTGAACCATCAAGTTCCGACATGTCAAGAACCTTCACCTCATTCCACTGATTCAAAAGGTTTGTACCAAAGTACAAGTTTGACTTTTGTGTCATAAGCATGTGGTTAGCATAAAGACCGGGACAAACAAAAATTTGATAACCCAAGTATTGCTTTGGCATTTCAGGACCACCGTAAGTGTACCATCCATTTCCAGCAGCAGCAGAAACAATCATGAAAGCTTCCCATGCGTTTAATGACATGTAGATAGTTGGCCTTTCATTCGCTCCTTTTACTGCGTCAGGACAAGCATCAACGAGGTCTTCAATAGCACCTACAATGGTAGATGAATCCAAAGTACCTGAACCAGCATTTTGATCGTCACCAGCATCTTGAATCAACTCACAAAAACCTTTGTAAGTGTCAGCAGTACCAAGACCTTGCCAAATCATTGTCTCATTTGCAGCAGCAGCACCGCCCAAAATGTTAGCAATCAAAGCATCGGTCAAAGAAACGGGAAGAACACCGTCTTGTGTTTCAGCAGCATCCCAGTCATAAAGCAAGTTTGAAGTGTTCAAGTCACCTTTGCAAATTTCGCGGTGAATTTGGAACTTCTTTAACTCGAGAATTTTCTCATTCAATGTCACAGTACCACTTGGAGTGAAATCGCAAGTCGCATCAGCAAAAGTGATTGAGTCAGTTAATCTGCGAACCACAGCTTTGTAGTCCACATTTTCAAGAACGGTTACTCCTTTTAGAGATTCGTTCGAAAGCAGGGCAGCACGTATGTACCCGCCTGCAACTTTACCAGCATAGGTCGTGGTTAAGTTAGTTGTTGTTGCCATTTTTGTAAAATATTATTTTTGTATTTTTTGTATTTCTGCAAGTACGCGCTCTTGATATGTCATTTGTGACCATGCTTTTGTAGCAGGTGTAGCAGCTGACAAAGTAGCTTTCCTTTCTTTTACTGAAGCAGTCGCTGGCGCTTTCTTCAATGCAGCAAGTTCAGTAGCACTTACAACCGCATCGTTTTTCACCTTTGCAAGTTCCTCACTAACCGCAGTCAGTTCAGCGTTCTTTGCATCCAGCGCACCTTGAAGCTCAGAGATTTTTTGTGACAATGAATTGATTGTTGCAATGATGTCCTCACTGCTCATTTCACTTTCCACTTCAACCTCTTTAACTTCAGCAATTTTTCCATCCTCACCAACAATGAGAACCTTTCCATCTTCGAGCGGGTATTCACCAGCACCGACTGGAAACACATTTCCGTCTGAGTCCTTCATGTAGCAATCCGAACCAACACCGAAATCGTCGGCACTTGTGTAAATCATGTTGCCATCCGCAAGACGCGCTTCGGCTTCAAGTTTCACCTCACTTTCGAACTGAACTCCATGCGCATTTGGGTCGATTCCAAACTTTTGGAAGATCCCCAATAACTGTTCTTTCAATTTCATTTTTATCCTATTTTTTACCTATAACGGAAATATTCCGATTTTGCCCAAAATCAGTACAAAGTTTTTTTCACAAACAAAAAGCCCCACCGTTGTGGAGCTTCTTGCGTAACCTTAATTAAACAAACAAACTATGAATACACGAATTGATCGCAGCGCAATATTACAATGATGCAAGCACTCTCTCGATTTCTTTTATTAGCAACGATTCAACATTCACTTCAGCTTTCATGTCAACGGCTTGCTCAGTGAACATTCCTTCAATACTGAACCCACGAATAGCGCCCGACTTTACTTCCTCCCATACGTTATCGTCGTCAACCTTTGCACCAATAAACCATGTGCCATCAGGCAAATCACTTAATCCAAGTGCAAGGCTTTTATCACTGTCACCTTCCTTCAACCATGACTCAACTATCGTAACACCTGTTACTGGATATTGATGCTGAAGGTTAGTGGTGTGGTGTAAATTCTTTTTGTAGAAGTTATGCGCCAACGTTTCAATCGTTTCGCGGTCAAACTTCATATAATAGTCCTCGTTGTTTTGATCAACACGAAGAATAAGCTTTTCAGGTATCAACGCTGCGCCATATAACATGCGACGCTCCTTATCCACGCTTGACAGCTTTACTTTCTCGCTTGCTAACGCTACCCAATTTTCTTCAATCGCGGGTATGTCAACAAGACCCATCGCAGTTATTCCGAGTTTACCGTTCTCGTCAATAACGCATTTAACTATTCTCTTTTTTTCCATTTTATTATTAGTTTATTCTTGCTAAATCTCTTACCTTGTCACGTGCTTCAACTGCACTGCTTACGTCTTGTGCAAGTACATAAGCCTTCGGTGTTTGGTCCGGTCGGTTTTGTAGGAAATCTAAATTCAAAGCATTGAACGCTGGCACGTTGCCACCGCCTTCACCACCTTCACCCGGTGGTTCAATGCCTCCTGTTGCTATATTACCTGCTGCAGCAGGTGCTTCAAATTTCGTTGCGGCAATTCTGGCAATACTTGCTGCTCCGGTTGTTATAGCTAACGCAAGTGAAGCAATACCTGCTGGATTTGGTACAGGTCCAATGGCAACAGGAGATGCGGCCAAAGATGCGTTAATTGCTTTAGCTGCGTCAATTATCGCACCTGCTAATTGCATTTTTTTACTAACTTCAAATTGTTTTTTAGCTGCTTCCGTTTGTTTTTTTTCGTTTCTTTTTAATATATTCTCTTTATCTTTATTTGCTTGTTCGGTCAATTTTTTTTCCGCATCACTTCCTTTCTCAACAGTAGCAAATTTTCTTGCATAGGATTCTTCAAAAGCGGTCAACTCAGAGTTTTTTTCTGCTTGCAGCCGTTGATTAGTTTTTGTAAAGTCAGCTTCTAAAAATCCTTGTATAGCATTTAAGCCTTGTTGTGTAAGTTCTAAATTATTTTGAAAAGTTTCAAGTTGTAGCAGCCTGATTTTTTCTTGTTTTTCCTTTTCAATCTCGACTATTTTTTCAGCATCCCCATTTGCCAACCGTTCTTTTTCTGCATATTCTAATTCTAATAATGCCCGTCTTTCTTGAAATCCATTAAATTCGTTCTGCGCACGTAAAACCTTTAACTCATTTATTCGAGTAATGTCTGCGTCAGTTATTGCTTGAGCGTTTGTCGCAAGTGCTTGATCAAGTTCTTGTTTTTTAGCATTGAACTCAATTTCAGCATTAACTCGATCTTGAGTTCCTTCTTTGTATTTATCTATTTCTGATTGAAGTCGTTCTAATTGAATCTTTTTTTCCTCTTCAAGAACTGTTCGTTGTGCCTTTAATCTATCATTTTCGTTTTTAATACTATCTGCTGCAAATTTTTGTTGATTTAATGCTAAATCAGTAGTGCTTTGTATTTGCGTTTTGTAAAGTTCATTTAATTCTTTGTTTAACCCAATTTCATTGACTAACTGTTCTGAACGCAATCCAGCAATTTTTGCCCTTACTCCATCAACACCTGCTAAAGCTTGCGTTAAAGCAACTTGATTATCAATAGTTTTATTATGTTGAAACGTAGCGCTTGCAGCTGCAACCTGTGCTTGAGCAGAAGCTAATTCCGCTTTTTCTTGCTTATCTAATATTTCACCCAGCTTTTTATTAGCATCAATTCGAGTTTGTATGCTTTCACTGGTGTTGTCTCTTACTTGTCGCTGTAGTTCTGCTTCTCTATCATATTGTTCGGCTAATTTTGCTTGCTGTGCAGCTGCTAACTTTGCATTGTTTTGTAATTTAACAAGTTCTTGATTTGCCTTAAATGTTTCACTTACATAATTGGCAATAGCAGCTGTACCTTCAACAACAGCTTCAGTAACTTGATCAACTGTATTGTTTACTCCTGTTAATACATCAACTGCTTCTTTTCCGGCTGAAGCAAAAGAATCTAAAGCTTTTTGAAATTCACCTTGAAATAAATTTTTAACTCCTTCCGCAAGAAAACCCAACGTATCAAGAAATGATTCAAATCGTTCAATTACATTATCTACAATAGCTTTTCCAAAATCTTTCAACGCTTGAACAGGGTCGTTAAATATTTGTTTGAAAAAATCGATAACCTTGCCCGAATTATCAATTATGAAATTGAAGCCATCTCTTATGATATCGGTCAAAGTACCAAAGCCAGCAGCAAATAAATCGCTAACTGATTGAGTTGATGCGATAACGCTTTTAATTGTATTAAAGGCAGCAGCAACTAAAGCAATTACCCCAGTCGCCTTTCCTATTTTTGTAATGCCATCAGCTAATTTCTTGAAACCGTTCTCACTTTTTTTAGCAGTATCTCCAAGATTTTTGGTCTTATCAGTAACCTCGTCTAATTTCTTACCAAGATTTTGAACTGGTTCTATTGAACCGTCTGCATTGACTTTTAATCTTAATACAAATTCTTTATCTGCTGCCATCACGAAATCATTTTATAGAGTCCAAACAAAACAAGTAGCCATGATGAACCATGAACCAATATGATAACGGAAGTTTTGACTATTTTCCTTCGTCTGCTTATCGAATAACTTTTAGCACGGCACTTAATACCTGCTTTCAATAACGCTAAACTTAATCCTATATCGTTTCTCATCGGAATTGTGTATAATTAATTTGTGCAAGTAATCTTGTTGTAAACGCATAAGTACCGCCCGCAAGCTGAATATTCAATCGGTGTTGAGCAGTGTTAGTCGCAGTATCAATAATCAATGCAACCGTTCTTCCCGCCATGCTTGTATCCTGATATTGAACTATTGGCGCAGTCGCAAAAGCAAGCCCTCCTGTTTTACCCATCTGCGCTGTAATGGTTGCGTTGATGTACTGATTGATTGTAGGTTGTACCATTACTTGCATACGCATGTACCACACTGTATCGTCTTCAAGTTCAATACGCTTATTTGCAATACCTTCAATGAATAATTCAAGTGTGTCTAATGTCGCTGCATACGTTCCATCATTTGACATGATAAAAGTTCCCGCACTTTGCGCTCCGTTATACGCATAGGTCCTATCGTCTTGCGGCCAACCACCACCAATTACCAATCCGGGAACTACGCTCTCAATCGACTTACCAAACATAGCCGCGCCTCGCTGGTCCCCTTTCAAAATAATTACATCACCTACCATTATAGTGTTGTCATTATTACCTTCATTTTTTAAGGTCAATCCACTATATACTGAATAGGTGCTTGCGCCAGCATCTAATGAAACAGTATTTACTAAATTATTAATCCCACTATTAATCGGATTATTATTGTTTATTATACCCTTGTCATTTGACACACTTGTACCATTAACAATTAAAGGTCGGTCACTCGGTCGTGCATAGCAAAGATTTGTGTCTTCACTCCAAGTATAGTTGAAAGCAAGACAACATTTTTCAGTAGCGCTAACTGATGCGCCCGCCAAGTTCAAAAAGTTTACCGAGCCATCAGGATTCACCGAGTCAGGTTTCAAGTCGCATTGCGCCACAGGTGGAACACCCGGATTCATCTTGAGCAACTTTACACGTGTGCTTTCGAATTGACCCATCTTGTAGTCACTCAACTCAAGCACCCGCCAATAAGCATCTTTGATGAAAATGAAGTCAGCAAAATTGAGCGAAAGAATATCAGTATTGTCAAGCGCAAAGTTCGCTTCCATTATGCGAGCATCGTCACCATATATCGTGTCGAGATAGTCGCGCCAATAAAGTGTGAACAAGTTATTGAATGGGTTAGCCGTGTAATCGTGCAAAGGTGTTTCAGGTGCAAAGTTCAAATCATTTCCGTTGTAGTCAGGATTACTGCCGCTTGTATCGGAATAGTGTGTAACAATCGGAACATTTTGATATATGGAACTCGGACTGCTACTTTCATCAAATAAATAAATCGACTGTGTATCAGACCAAAAAAGAAAACGCATACCCGGTGATGTGAACTTTGGTGGATCTTCACCGCTTTGAGTCCAAAAGCGCGGAGCAATTAAATTAGTTGTGCTGATTGAAGTCGCTGGTGTGGATTGCGCCACAAGTTTCACAGTTGTTTCTCCCTGTGCGAAAACACTTGGTATTTGATCCACATTAGTCACATAAGGTTGAGCCTTGTAATCTCCATAAGTGCGCCCTTGGTCAACGAATAGTTTTGAGTAGGTGTCTTGACCGGGTGAATAGGTAAATAATAATTGTTGCTTGCGCAAATCGTCCGTTCCTTTGATAACAATGTCCTTCGAGATATCCAGCTTCTTTGTCCAGTCAAGTGTTGAGCCACTACCTATATAGGTCTGCATTGTTTCCAGCTTCAACTTGTTCTCAATGTTCAAGTCAGGAACTATCGCCAAGTTGTGCATCTTAATGATGTCACTAACGAAATCAATTTGCTTTATATCAGGTGCGTTTGCAGGGTAAGATATTTCGTCACTATCATAAATTGCTGTATTTAATTTAAGTGAAACTATTGAATATTGCAAATAGTTTGAAGCAAAAACTTCTACATACCAGTTTGCATATAATGTAATTGACGGACTTGTATTAAGTAAAGTTCCAACTGTCAAATATGGATTGCCATTCTCATCAATAGTGTATGTGCCTACTGATCCAATCGTCACCGTGCTTTGCAGTACGTTACTGCTATCATATATCTTGTAAGAAAAATTTCCATAAGCATCATTCGCCTCAAAAATAAACGTGGCAGTTAATATGTTAGCACTCCCGTTTTCAAAACGATCATTGACAAAATCAAAATTGACTGCTCCGTATATATAATTTGTAAAATCTAATTTAGCATTGTAGTTTGTTAAGCTTAATGCAGTTGCATTATATACCGTAAAACCAACATCATATTGACTTTCTAAAGTTATGATACTTTCGGTTGTAATCCACGGCACATAGTAATCCTGAATAATCGCAAGCAATGCACTGGCATCAAGTTCGAAGCCAGCATCCAAGAATATTTGTTCAAGTAAATAGTCAGCACGAACGCATGGAGTTAATTCAAAAGGTTTTAATGGATTATTTACGTTTTGTGTTGGTCGTGTATTTAGTTCGCCAGCGTCTGAAATAGCTTGTCCACTTATTGCCCTATCAATTAACGCCCATATTCTTTTAGACGTTACAGTTGTCACGTTACTGAAAGCTATAACTTCATTCATGGTAATGAGGTCAGTTATATCCTTCAACTTTTTTTCCCCTATCTCCTTGACGAAGTTCGGCGCTTGCGAATAGAAAGCCACCTGAAAGTCACTCAAGTAATCTTGTTGCTTATATGCAGCCATGATGCGCAAATAACCGCGACTGATAGGAATAGTGTCAACCCTTAATTCAGCTTCATACTTACGTGAGAATGAAAGCACATCGTCAACAAAGTTGTAGTCATACAAGGGACCAAGTGCTTCAACATTTCGCTTCGTTGCAGGAATCCTGAAATCACGCGAGAACGTGCCTATCTGCGAGAAATTATTTAAGTCAGTGAACTGATACGAAAGCGAGATTGATTCATTCGGGTATAGGTCAAGAAAAGTATTTGCACCAATGAACGCATACACGAAAACATCAATGCCATCACTCGGGTCAAGTGTCACATTAAACGGAGGGTTCACATATACGCGACCTGTGCCATCGTCCGTGCTTATTACATAGGTTGTAAACTCAAGTGTAGATGTCGCGTTATTGTAGAACTCAACCTTTGTGCCATTCGGGTAAATTGCTGCAAGTGGTGGTGTTACACCTGTCTCAAAATAATCTTGACCACTTGGAACTAATGTCGGTAAAGATTCTTGGAACGTCATCGTTGACGAAATCGCGCCTGCCCTAACTATTAATTGTACTTCGTTTTGCATGTTATAGACCCCAATAAGGTTGACTGAATTTAAGGTTCAATGTTAGGTTATGCAACTTGCCATCCTTGTTCTTCTGCTCAACAAACGATGTCTGCTCAATGCTTACAGGTGTCACGCGATAGCAACCAGTGTTCTCGTAATCTTGATTCTCAATTATTTGAACTTGATTCGATGTAAGTAATGACCTCAAAAAAGTGAACTCACCCTCGCTTAACCAATCACTCGTCACAAGCATCGATGTCGTGTTCAAGTTTGACCTATCCGTGAGCATGCGAGTGCCTGCATAGAATGGTTGATCAGTGCCAGTAAACCCATAATCGAAATCCGTTTTCAACACCGAGTTGTATTGCTTGCGCTCAATCTGCGTAGTGCGCTCACTCTTTAGTTGAAAGTTCCAATAATCCCAACCACCGCGACTATTTACCCAACCTAAACGAACTGGTGTATAGTTGCAGTTTTGATTCCAGTTGCCAAATGTTTCTTCATTGTAGAATACATATATAGCACCAGTGCGATCGTTACTTGCACTTCGCGGAACAACTAAATAATATTCAGTGTTTGCCGGAATAATACCCGCAATGCTTCCCGGATAAGCTGCCATGTGCGCAAGTGGTTCGTCTGCATTGATACTTACGGGAAGTTGACTTATTAAAGTATTGCTGCTATCATAAAAATAAAACTCAATATTGTCTAATTCATTACCTGTTAAAGCGGTTGATGTGCTAAACGTCAAGCATCCAAGGTCATCCCATCTGCAAGCAATTAGAATTAAAAATGGTGTTGGATTACCAAAAGATATATTGTTAGTATTTAGCCAACTGCTTGTGGTAGTCAAGCGGTCACTGTATGCAAGCCATCCTGTAGTGTTCAAATCAGTGGTCCATATAAAGTTCATCGGTACTTCCCAGCTATAGTTACATGAAGCGGGTAAACTAATTGTATCAGGCTTATATCCGTTGTAAGGTTGAAAGTATGAGTTCGTTACAACTAAACCCGCGATGTTATCAGTCGCGCCTTCCCCTTCCGTATTTTGAGTGAACACATCATTCACAATCCACCACTCCGTTATCTCGATGTCGTAGGTCTTGAATCCGTTCCCGTCAACCTCATAGCAATCCGCAGCGTGAATTTCAAAACCTGTTATCGGTTCTTCCTGATGGCGCAAGTTTACAAGCGGTGACATGTCGAATATACCGCGACCTTGCAAGTCAGGTGAAATATATACTTGATAGCTTTTGCCTGTCGCTACTTCCGTCAGTTCAAACCCAAACTTAAAGCCAGTGTTCGCGCTATTGTCGGATGTATAAACGATATATAACCGTTGCCCCTTGCGAGTGTAGCTGAAAGGTTCGTCTATTTTAGTTAGTGCCATTATTGATTGTTTTTATTGCGTCCGTCTAAATCTAATTGAAATGCTATTGCATCGCGTAAGTATTGAAAAAAAGCAGGTGAGCGCTCGTCCATTATTTCCTGAATCGCAGTGGTATAATATAATATTCCCGGTGTGCCATTGCGCCCTATTGCTTTTGCTATTTGTGTTGCTGCATTGCGCTGCGCTTCTTCACTAAACTTGATGAACTCATTCTTTGAATTGCGAAGTTTAATCTTGCGAATTTTCATCCATTGAACTATCGGGTCAATCGGTGGCGGTGTTGCTCCCGGTCTTCTTCCAAACTCAACTATGTCAGCATATTGCTTTGTCGCATTGCTATTCGTGGTGAACTTGATGAACGGCTTACCACCTTGAACGCTTGCTTTGAACGTCAATGAATTGTACAACTTACCACTCGCATATCTATTCCGATTATAGCTTTTACCATTCGGGTATTTGATGCGCTGAGTTACCTTGAGATTACTCTTTGCACGCTCGACAACGTCCTTGCCGAATAGGTTGAGTAATTCATTAAGCTGCTTATCCATTTACCACTCGCTTTATTTCACCGCCACAAATCGTTTCATCCTCAAGCGCTGGAGCGTTTTGCGCTGCGCATAACATACCCTCAACGATTCCGTTAGTTAGGTTGTCAGCTTCTTGAGTTCCTATGTGTGCGCCACACTTGACGCATATTAATTCTGCTTTCATATTATGCTGTATATGTACAAGTTCCACCTGCTCCTCCTGTGCCGCCTGTTGTTGTAGTCGGTACGGCTGGCGTTGTGCCTGCATTAGTCAATCCGTTCACTTGTGTAATCGTTCCATCTGCAATCCGTATGACTGTGATGCGTCCACCGCTTCCACCAATTCCACCTTGCCCACCTATTCCTGTACCTAAACCATTTGCACCATTACCCCCCGCACCGCCAGCAGCTGAAATGAATTGATAATTACCTCCACTAATTGAGTTGCAAAGAACATACACATAACCGCCACCCCCTCCACCAGCACCTGCACCTCCACCAGTGTTTGCATTTCCACTATTCGCTCCATTACCACCCGCGCCACCGATTGCTGCTATTGCTGCTCCGTTAGTTGATGCACCGATTGAAATAGTTTTTGCGTACACGAAAGTGAATCCTCCACCTCCACCGCCTGCACCACCTCCACCACCGCCACCTGTTGCGCCCGCTCCTCCACCACCACCACCTCCGTTAAGACCGGGAAAAACAGTTTGTGCTGTAGGCGAACCTGAAAAGATGTTGTTCGCTAATTCTTCATATTTCAATATACCATAAACACCAATGGTGCGGATTAATGCTATATAACCACTTGCGTTATTTGCAGCATTGCTTTGTGCTGCACCTCCATTACCTCCAGTTCCAACCGCTGCATTTCCACCCTTGCCACCTGCACCCGCAGTTCCTGCAATGCGATATAAATTAGTAGCTGGTGTTGTCGATGCAGTTCCCACTACACCATTTCCATTTCCAGCTGCACCTCCGTTCCCACCATTTCCTCCTTTGCCTGCTGTGTCGGATGCATTACTTGTTGTATCTTCACCACCTGCAACTGTGCGACCTACTCCAAGTTTACCCGTTGTGGCAGATGCATTTGCTGCACCCCCAAAACCGCCCGAATTATTTCCAGCATATCCGTTATTGTGAATAGCCTTTGCACCTGCATTAGTTAAGTCAAGTGTACCGCTTACGAAAAGCCTCCAGCCACGCAAATGAAGTACACCTCCCGAAGCAAGCGTTAAGTTCTCATAATGAGTGTCAGAACTTAATTGAATAGTGCTGCTTATTGTTGTCGTGCCTGTAGTAGATCCATCACCGAAATAACTCAAGTTTGATGCGCTTACTTTATTATTGAAAGTATTCCAGTCAGTAGATGAAAGATAGCCATCAGTACTTGTTGTGGCTTGTGATATGCTTATAGCTGGTGTAGTGCCACCACTTGATGCAATCGGTGAAGTGCCTGTAACACTTGTTACAGTTCCCACCGATATATTACCGCTTCCAAGAAGTGATGTGCTGTTGACCGTCTTAATGTTTGTGCCACTTACAAGCGTTGCCTGCTTCGTGCTATCCAAGTGGTCAAGCGCATCGTCTACGTGCTGACCAGTTACTGCGCTATCATTATCGACTTGTGACGCATGTAACATTTGATGCTGCCACTTCGCAGGCGAACCGCCATAAACCCAAGTATCTCCAGCCGTCGGTGTGCCTGACTGCATGTCAACTCCATGAATCTTGTGAACTGTTGGGTCAGGATATGTGCCTGTCAAGTCACCACCTGCATTTCCCGAAGGAGGTAATGATGTTGGCTTGTTTAATATTTCAGCAACACCACTTACTGCATTCCAATCCGAGTTGACTTGCGCTGCGGGTATCGTTGGAAGATTAAGCAAATCATTGTAATCTCCTGAAGTCGCAACCGTTGCAAGTGAACTGATGTCCGCTTTTAAGTTAAGCGCATTTTGTAAATCAGTTTGGTTCGATAGCGTGCCAAGTATTGAACCCCAACTTACCGAACCAATTCCACCGCTTGAATCAAATGTCACCGAGCCATCACCGTTGTCCGTGATAGTCATGTTAGTGCCTGCGATTAAGTTGAGCAAGGTTTGATCTATGTTATCAACCCCACCAACTTGAAGCGTTACGCAACAACCACCACTACCCGAACCTCCCGAACCTGAAGCGCCCGGTGCATAGTCCGCAGGTATGTCGCAAGCACTCCAATCCCAAGGTACACGAATTGAGCATGATAAGGTCACGCCTGTTAACGTGTGAGTGTCTTCATGAATGAACGGAGTAATCGTTGAGCCATCCACTATTTGAACCGATGAATCAAAAAGAACATTGCCGTTTTTTATTTCTGCTAACAGGTCTTCTGCTAATCGTGTGCAATCACTTATCGCCTCGCGTATGTATTCAGCTTCATTCTCTTTGTCGCGGGTAAGGTCGCTGAACGTGATGTCAAAAGAATATTCACGCAGTCCTTGCTGTGGTGTTATCGTGCCGGGTATAACGTGCATCCACGGGTAATAGTCAGCATCTTGTTCAAGATAGCGCAAATCAATCTGCCCATGTGTGAACTGCTTAATGAGATAATGACCGTCTGCAAATGCTCGCAAGCGGTCTATCATGTTATTGTAACTTATGTTAGTGACCATGCTTTGATAATTCAAATAATCGTTTCTGCTCTGCGTTGTAGTCCTTCATGTACGTCATGTGAGTAAACACTTCCCATGCTGTTTTATTCAGCAATACTTCCCACTTCGTTATGTCACGTTCAGTGATGCTCTCAAGTACATGAAGCCACCCGTATTTAGATAACGGATTTAAGCCCCAATTTGCTCCATCGCTTTCGTCATTTCCGTCTCCAAATAAGTCAGGGAATCGTCCATGAGTTCTCTTGCGATAGTCGAAAAAAAAACCAGCGCACCATTCACTCGGTCCATTGTGATGCGTTCAATGCAACTTTGATAGGTTGCAACCTTCGTGCTGTCATAAGGTTCAAGCGTGTAGTGTTCACCCCATATTTCTTTTACCGGGCGGAATAGAACGCTAAATAAGTTGATGAAGTATTTGTAATTCGCAATCTCAATCGGTTGCTTGTATATCTGCGTGGTATAGCTATCAATGTCAACGTACTCTTTGAAGGTCAATGCGTTCAAGTCAGGAATGAATCCAAGACGAACCGCCCCATCAAAGAACGTTTGTTCGTGCCTACTGTTACCTGTTTGGCAAGCGTCAACAAATAGTTCGATGATCGTTTGAATCGCGCTCACTTGCAACTGCTCGCACTCGCTCACTGGTTTACCAATCGCAGCAGCGACCTTCTCGATGTCAGTTACTGCCGTGTAAAATTGAACGTACTGCTTTAGCGTGATTCCTTCAACCGATGTCGGTACTTGGTAGGTCTTCATATGTTTCCGTGAATTTGAACTATTACTGGACTGTTGCTATCACTTGCATGTACGTTTCGCGCTTGCTTCGGTTTGAAGTATTCGAGCATGGTCATGTAGTTCTTTAGAAATTCTTCATTCTCCATTTCAGCAAGTATCTCCATTGCTCGTTGCGCCCCTTTAGTGACGATGAACTCACCAAGTTGATTCCACATTTCCGTGCGCTCACTTACTGCACCTTTTGGCTTCAATCCTCCATGCCCCTTTTGTAACCTTCCTTTATCGTCGCGTTCCATAATCGTCAATAATTTATTGTTTATTCCTCACCTTCAGACGCATTAACCCCACGAAGTTGCGCCTGACAAACAGCGTAGCGTTGCGCTGCTTCAGGATATTCTTTAAGCATGACATCGTCCGCCATGCAGCGACCTATAAACTCGTCCTTTGGTTCGTTAGTGTTTGGTGTAGGTATTGGCATTAGTCCAGTAGTTCTAATTGTTTCTTAAATTCTTTGATCAGTCCAGCAACACATGAGCCACATGTCGTAGGTGACTCGCGCCTGCCTGTCAACTTGCTTTTCATTTCGAATAGTTTCTTCACTTGCTCCCTGCTCAATGAAGATAACGGCAAACCGCCCACAAATTCCCGAAGTTCAGCAATTTCTTCTTTGGAAA